TGACATAAGAAATATATTGACAAAAGTAGAAATAAGGTGTATAATATAACTATAGGTTATACGGGGGGTTATATATATATATTATAGCTAGATATACATATACCCCCTAGGGTATTCCTAGGGATATTGTCGGGAGATTTAGTAATTATAATAGAATATATACCCTAAGATATAGCCACTAGGTGGTTAACAGGGACATTAGGGATTTTCTGGTGTGTGTATATTAGGATATAGGATACCCACCCTAGCACCCTGCCATGGGTGTTCCTTGGGTAGAATTTTTATAGAGAATAGAGAACACCTTTAGGTGTACCCTATGGTTTCCCAAGGGGAAACCTATGAAAATTTTAGGGGATTACCCCTAAAATTTTTGTATACAATTTTTAGTTATATCTGTGTATTCCTTGGATATGGTTTAGAACTTACCAATAAAAAAACCCTAGGGTAGCACGTGGATTTGTACCCTAGGGTATGCCTGTTAATTACTTAACCTACTTTATTTACTTCTTTAATATACTTAAAGAAATCTCCCATGCTTGCATCAATAGGATTTCCATTTACCCTTGGTTCAAATTCTACTTTTGCTTTAGATATCTTTTTAAGTTCATTCTTAAAACTATCAGCATTTAAGATATCCAACATATCAGAGTAAAGGTCAATTAAGGTTTTTCTAGCATATTCACAATTACTACTTGCTAACAACTCAATAGCCTTTTCTGCTGTGAAGTATAACTCGTCAATCTCATTGTTTCTTCTTTTACTCCCTTCTGTATTTTCCTTTGCTTCTGTTATTTTCTTGCTTGCGCCTAAAGTGCCTTTTTCAACATCATTTAGTAGTTTTAGTTCTCTAGCAAATGGGCTTACTTCAGCATTTACAACATTATCAGAAATAACCTTTTTTGGAAGGAAAAAAGTTCTTGAAATATATTCAAGCCCTTTTTCACCTCTAAAAGTACAATAAAGGTTTTTCTTTTTTTCACTTTCAGAAAATAATCTTGATACTAAATTACTTCTGAAAACTTGCTCGGGTTTTCCTTTGTCTAAATGGTCGAATTTAAACAACTTCCATGGAAGTTCAATAGAAACAGGAATTGTTTTTGAATCTGGAACAATCAACATATTGTCCAAATCCAAATTAACCCTGTTTGCAAGTCCAAATAGTACTACTGGGCTAACTTGTTGCAATACTCTGTACTCATAAGCATAGTCAACTTGAAAGTTTTTCAAGTTTTGCCCGATACTAGAAATTAACACTAAATTACAAAATCTATCAAAATCTTTTGCTATTAGTGTTTTTCGGTTTCCATCTAAATCAAATAATATTTTATTTAGTGTTTTTTCGTTTTCACTATCTTCAAAATATTTTTTGTACTCTAGTTTTCCCATTTCATGAAGTTTCAAAAAATGTCTAAAAATATACAACATTTTACCATTTGATTTAATCTCACTTTGGGCAACATCTTGTACTTCTTTCCAAGTTTCAACTCTTATTTCTTTGGCTTGGTTTTCTATTTCTTGTTCTTCAACTGTTAGTTTTTCAACCTTTGGTTGTTCAGCTTTTGATTTTACTTCCCACGACTGCACAATTTTATCATACTCTTTTTTTTGTTGCAGTTCAGTAAGTTCAACCTTTGGTTGTTCTTGTTTAGGTTGTTCAACTTTGGGTTGTTCAACCTTTGGTTTATTTTCTATCTTCATTTTTTACTCCTTTTTGTTAAATTAAAGATACACTCTTATAGCACGATTATGTATTTAGTGTCAAATTAATAATAAAAATAATTTAAAGTTATCCACACAACCAATAATTGAAATAGAACAAAACATGAACATTTTCACACGTGGAAGTGTTCCACTAATGTTCTCTAAATGTTCTTTTCAACTTACACGTGAAAAAAAATAGTAATAAAAAATTAAGACATAGTGAATAAGAACTGTGTGATAAACTTTAGGTTTTTTTTATTAAGACATAGTGAATAAGAACTGTTTGACACATTTATATTTGTATGATACCTATATGTAATGATTAAAAAGAAAGGAGAATACAATGTACTTGTTATATGTAACAATTATGGGAATACCATTTTATTTTTTATTTATACCTTTAGTTAAAACAGTATTAGGAATAGGTTAAATATAAACTTCTAATAAAATCATATAAAGGAAAGTAAAATGGAAACCCATTTTTAAAAACCTCTGTGTCTTAATTGACATGGGGGTTTTTTTGTTATAGTATATAAGAATAAACAAAAGGAGAACATTATGTCCGACCAACAAACAATAGAACGTATACAACAAGAAGTTCATACTGCTAATAAAGAAAAAATATATCATCAAGACAATACAACTAAACTTAATAAAGCTAAAGATATATATAAAATTAGTAATGGA